TGACACCGGACACGCACAAATGATGCACCCGGAACAAGATTATGATTATCCCGGTACTAAAGTTTTTGAAATACCACATACAGCACAATGGCAAACTATGTTAATGCGGCTTCAAAATGTAATACGTAATGGAACAAACTATGCAAAGTAAAGGATTAGGCGACGATATTAAACGAATAACTTCGGCAACTGGATTGGATCAACTTGCTAAAAAAATAGCACATCTTCTAGATGAAGATTGTGGATGTGATGACAGACAAGCTTGGTTAAACGAACAAACAAAAGATTGGTGGCCTTACAAAAAAAGGAATATAGAAAATGGCGATAATAAATAAAACGGGTATTACCAATGGCGGTACTATTCAAGCAGAACATGTTACAAGAGCAATTGATGCATTAAGTGGAGGTAGTACAGATACTGTAGTAGCAACTGGATCGTTTTCGGGTTCATTAACTGGAGAAGTATTAGGTAGTTCGACATCTACATTAACTGTTAATACCGCTGCGGGATCTGATAATAGTACACATTATGTATTATTTGGTGACGCAACAACCGGACAACAAACACCATTAACTGATACTACATTTACATATAATCCGTCTACAAATACATTAACGTTAACAGGATCATTAAATGTTAGCGGAAGTACTAACTCAAACATATCAGCAACGGCTACATCTAAAATTAATTTAAGTGCAATAAGTTCAAGTGGATATTTTGCATTACCATTATCTCAACCTAGCAATCCGGTTACTGGATCTGTATATGTTGATTTTACTGCTGGAAATTTTGCAATATGGGATGGGGTTACGTGGAGACTTATATCTTTTTAATTGATATTTATAATAAAATAAAGGAAAATTATGAAACTTACAAAAGAACAAATTTTAGGAATCGTTCGTCATGCATTAACATTTGTTGGGGGTATCTTTGTGATGAAAGGATTAATCGAAGAAACCGTAGTAACAGAAATCGTAGGTGGTGCAATGACACTTACCGGCGCTATTTGGTCTATCATAGAAAAGGCATAACATGGCACACTTGAATGAATGTGGTTGTAATTCAGAAATGGATCATAGCAATACTGATAACTACATGTTTTTTCAAAATTTAAAAACTATTAAGAAAATGGTAGATGCCATGTTGAAGATGGATCCTGCACATGTAGATCAAATACTTTCAAATGGACATGGTTGGGCAGCAGATCATATTGCAACATCAAAAGATGATGTAGAAGAAGTTGGCGGATTTTTAATGAACTCCGAACATACAGATTACGGTCATATGTCTAATGACATTGCATACAATTCACAACAACCACAATTCGTTCCTGTTGGATTTAAGGATCAATTAAAAACTGTCATGCATGAAAAAATTCAAAAAGTCGATGGGGGTTGGGCAGTATATCCTAGTAAAGGCGGAAAACGTTTAGGTACGCATCCTACTAAAAAAGCTGCATTGAAACAATTAGCAGCAATTGAAATTTCAAAAATGAAAAAATAAAGTATGTTTGAACAAATTGTACATAGTATTAATTGCTATGGCAAAACAAAATTAGCTCCGTCGCTTGTATGTGACGGAGTTGGTGTTTTCGCAATAACAGAAATCGATTCCAATTATGTACTATTTGATGATGTTGAGCCGGATACCATCCATATTCCGTATGAAATGATTACAGATATATCAGTACGAAAACATTTAACATCTACATGTAATTCAGATGAATTTGGAATTTGGCTTTCTAGAACATATAATAATATTAATATGTCTTACTATATAAATCATTCAGACACGCCTAACGTATATCACGATTTAAAACAAGATAAATATGTTACAATACGTAGTATATTGCCAGGCGAAGAATTAACTTGTACTTATACTAAAGAGGAGATCGATTGGCTTACTTAAACGCAAACATACCGACAATAACTTGTTACATACGAAACGAGTTTTTATTTAATCATGAAAAAGGCCATGGCGATTTTACTGCAGCCGATGTGCATTCAGTGGCTTCTATTCAGAAACGATCGCCATTGTTTGAAGCATTTCTAGAAAATGGGGTAAATTGGACAAGACGTCCTATACATGCATTTGCTTGGAAGAAAGATGCTGAACGATTACCATTAACAGAACATGTATATTGGGATTGTTTTTCATCATATATTGATGTACAAGTTCGAGAAAGAATGGCAGGATTACGGGCTGATTTAATTTCTATAACAGGAGTTAAACGACAAGGAGTATACATGTTTACATTGGATTGGTCACATGAAAATCGAAATGTACTGGATACTAATTTTTCAGAAACACCAGAACATAAGTGTGGACATGTATTCAAAATGGATAATGGTAATTATTTTATTTATCCTAACAATCGTATTATATGGATGGATAATGCATGGACATATAATAGAATAGAAAAAAATCCAGGTTATCAAATTGATATGACAGTTTATTCGGTTGAAGGTAAAGCTGGATATGAAACGGATTATTCATATATGACTGAGTTTAACAAAGATAAATCTACTAAGTAATATATATTAATATGAAACTAATAAATTTACTATTCGAATCCAAACAAACTAACAATAAGTTTGAGGAATTTGCAGAGACTCGAGGAAAGGGTGCTGCCAAGATAGCTGCGACTGCTGAAGAAAAAGGCGGGTTAGCATTATTAACATGGCATCACTTTAAAGTAAAAGCTCCATACTATAAACGAGCTACCGCCGGTAAATTTGATATTGATTCTGCAAAAAAAGAATTTGATGAAACACTTAAAAAGATTTCATTGGATATGACTGCAATTGAATTTCAACGAGAAGTAGGACGTTTAGAAGTTTTAGGCGAATTGATTATACGAGAACAGTCTAAGTAGGAACGGTATGATACGGTTAAAGTCGTTGTTGAATGAAGATGTCGATTGGTACATAAGAGAAGATGGAGATTGGAATTATTCTAAAATCGAATCAAGTAAAAGTGCACGGGATATTGCGCAATTGCTTAGACGTTCCAGAGGCATATTCAACGATGACGAAGCTGTAGCAGAGGCTGCATTTATTGCAATGACTAAATCTAATATTTATGATGCAGTAAAAAAGTCATTAAGCCGAGATCCATATGGATATGTTTCATCTTTTATATCAACTGGTAACATGTATCACAAACAATCAATTGATACTTCCTATAGAAAAATTCTAGCCAACAAAAAGAAAGCTAGTACTACAGCTGCCGCAACTACTACACCCGCTCCATCCGGTAATCCCATGACTCAAAGTTTTAAAAATTTAATTAAAAGTTGGGAAAATAGCAAATCATATAAACCGGGAGGATGGAATCCAAAAAAAGAAAAATGGTATCCACATAAAAGTCCCGAAGGTGGAACTCCTACTATTGCATATGGACACAAATTAACAGAACAAGATGTACTCACCGGTAAATTTAAAAACGGATTAACTGACAGTGAAGCATTGAGATTGTTTGATTCGGATCTATTAACAGCACAAAACAAAGCAATGAAGTTAATTCCAAAATTTGCAAAACTTCCAACAGCAACAAAACAAGCATTGATTAATTCATGTTATCGAGGCGAGATGTCTAACGAAAAAATGCCGAAAACATTGAAATTGATGCGCGATGGGAAATGGAAAGAAGCTGCAGCTGAATATTTAGATAATGAAGAGTATCGCGAAGCTGGTGCTAACGTTCGTGGCAGAATGGAATGGAATGCACGTCAATTTGCGGCAACTAGTAAATTTGGATTCGTTTCATAAAATACTTATTATAAGTTATGGAAACAGAAAATTTTATTAACAAGCTATTGATATCATCTATCAATCACATGAAAACCAATTCTTGGGAATGGCCCGAACATTGGGACATGTCTCGCAAATTGCGTTTTCTAGATCAATGTTTGAAATATGCTGAACAAAATGAGTTTTATGAACAATGCGCAATTATCCGGGATGTCCAAAAAACAATCAACATCTAAACGAGGTCAATGGCAAATAATATTGCATGACGATGATCGTAATACATTTGATCATGTAATCGATTGTTTAGTTGAAGTTTGCGGCCATAATTATTATCAGGCAGTTCAATGTGCTACAATCACTCACAACAACAATCAATGTTCTATATTTGTAGATGATTGGTATACTTGTGAAGATGTCGGTGATATGCTGCAACGAAATGGCTTAACGATATCAGTTACAAAATTTAAAAACAAAAAACGATGAATTGGTTTCGTAAGATTAGAATCGGAATGCTTCATGCAACGTACCACAGAAACATGAAACGTGCTGAAGGTGCAAGACAACAGCAAGATGTCTTGCGTTTTAAAAAATACATTTACCGGGCCGAAGATGCTTGGAAACGATTGGTTATATTAACAGAAAAAATAAAAAAATAATGGGAAAAAAATCAGCATATTCTGGCGAGTCAGCCAAAGATAGATCCATCAACGCGATGGATAAATTTATTTCAAAAAATGCTGCTAAAAAGGCACATGAACAAATGTTACCGGGACGAAGAAAAGATCCTAACATTGCAATGGAATTGTGGCCTTTGAAAGACCAACTTGAATATTGGGAAAACAGAACCGATGCAGATCTTT